TCACCGAGGAACCCGGCCTCTTGCTCATTGATCTGGTTCATCGAGCCGGCTCGCTGTATAGCCAGGTCACGCACCATCTGCTGACGGGCCTGTGCTGCCGCGCCACCTGAGATACCCTGGGAAGCGAGGAACGCATCCAGCTGTTCCAACTGCCTGCTCTGCTCAGAGTCGAATTCTCCAGCGACTTGCTCACGCTGATAGTCCCACTGCGACCGTCCGTTGACCTGTCCGATGAATTGACCAACATCTATCGGACCCGTCTGTGGCTCGGCGTACTGTCGGTCGAGAAAGTCCCCGTACCTGGATGGACCCTGCAGGTCAGGAGTGTTCATACTCCCGTACTGCGACATCTGATTGGGATCCCACGCGGTGGGGTCCGGACCCACATCCATCTGGTGAGTCTGCTGCAGTGCGCCCACATTGTGGTAAACACCAGCCGTAGCCGTGACAGACACACTCGGCGTAGGAGCCGTGCCTGCTGTTGTGACGAGGGTAGGTGCAGTCCCTGCTGTAATTGCCGTTGCCATTAGTCTCTCCTCGAACGGAGGTTGTATTCAAGCTCCATGCGGAATAGTTTCCAAGGTGCTTCCTGGGAGTCGTTGGAGAACTTGAACTGTATCGTCCTACCCACACACCCAGCGAGATTGATCCTGACCGTCTTTCGAGTGGAACCTGAATCCCACACGCCGGCATCCCACTCCGCTTCGTCCCATTCGGAGCCGGAACCAGTGAGACTGACGTCCTCGGTGCCTGTGATGCTGCTGGCCTGGTCAGTCCACCAATCTACGGTGAGATCCCAGGACCCGGGGGTCTCAACGGTCAACCACAGGTATCTCCATACCTTAGTGATGTCCCACTCCTTCTCATTACCCGCATATGTCGCCGTGAAGTAGTAGCTGCCGAGATCTGAACCATCTGCAGTCCATCCATCGTCCAGATTGTAGATGGTACCGTCTTCGGAGGACCCTGCGACCAACCCACCCTTGAAAATCGTGAAGTTGTTGACTTCAGGGCCTACCAGCTTACTCCACGACCCGAATCCACGTTCTTTGGTCGAAACCGAGTAGTCGTAGACGTAAATCACGTTGTTACGCTGTGCAGTGGCACCTTCAGGTACCGCAAGCCACAGTTTATCGTCGTAGGCCACCATCGCGGAACCACTCATCAGTGATTTGCGCCAGTCACCCACATTCGGGTCGATGTTCTCCGACCTGGAGGCTGCCATGTACTGCCCAGCCTGCGACACGGCCGGTGCCGGGCTGATGCTCTCACCATTGTAGGAGTACATGCCTCGACTATCAAGGAAACCGACCATATTCTCAAATTCTGCCTGCGCCTTGTCACTCATGGTGGCGTACGCAGACGGTGACTTCTGGATATACCAGTTCGAGGCCCCGGTCGCGTCCGTGCTGTCCGGCATGTAGACCATCCATATGCTGGCCTGGGCGCCGCTCGGGGTACCCTTGTGTATCAGGACACTGTTGCCGACTACCCGGATGCCGGTGATGGGATATCCATCTCCCTTGCCGATATCGAGGTAGTTGCCAGAAGGCCATTCATCCGGGTGGCCAGCCTTGCTGTAGTACATGCGCATCGGGTTGTCTGGATCCCCGGCGCCGAACAGTGTGCCCCTGTGATACCACCACCACCTGATCTTCGGCGGCGGGTACGAGGTGGTGACGGCGAGAGTCACCAGGTCGGAGTCGGGTATCAGGTCGGAGTACGTAGTCTGAGCCGCCGTGAGCGCGGTCACCTTGTAGAATATGGTGTCAGCACCAGCCGTGTTCCTGTACAGGTTTTTGGTCTGTACGTTGGCAGAGGCTGGGAACGCTGGCACGCTACTCAGGTCGATTTTGTTCGATGCACCGATGTTCAGGGCCGTGGTGAACGTGATCGGGACACTCTCGGTGCCGTCCTCGTTCACACCTGACATTTGATAAATGTATGTTGCTCCGGTAGTCAGGGCTCCGCCGGCGCCTTGCAGCAACGTCGCGTCCGACGCACTGAGCTGACTGACACCTACCGTTCTCCAATAGGAGCCATCCGTGCGCATTGCCGTGTTGTAGCCATCCGTGAACCAGGCCTCGTCCTCTACCGTCCGTATGCACACATCCTGCCCTGAAGTCCACGCTGCGGTGGAACCAGAGAGATGGGTGAAGGCGGTGGCAGTGGTCACATGCACGGAACCTGAGCACACCGCGAGGAGGTACTCTGCCTCGGAGGCAGAGACGTACAGGTCATGGATGCCGTCAACCGACTTGGTGCCGACAGCGGCGGAGCTGAGCTTGGTATACCCCTTGGCGAGGCCCACAGCCCCAACGGACGTGAACTGCACTTGCTGCAGGTCCGGAGACATGTGGGGCGGGCACGACAGGTCAGTCCACTTGCTATTGAGCCCACCGTCGAAGACCGGGACTTTGTAGGTCACCTTGTTCTTGGAGAACTTAGGCATATCAGACGATCCCGTCATAGGTCGAGTACGAAGAATCGGACTTCACCTTAGGGAACCCGCCGGCCCAACGCCTGCGTTGCTCCCTCATCCGTGCATCCTGCACACCCTGCATGAATTCACGCTTGTGCCACTCCGCTTTGCCTTGATCCTGATCCTTCACGAAGCAACGGTACAGCACATAGTCCTGCATGGCTGTGTGGTACTGCTGCGGGATGGTGAAGGCGACGGAGGCGGTTGTTATCGCGACAGGTTCCCCTACATACCAGTATTTCAGGTCAACGGCACGTGCAGGGATAGGCCACAGGTACGCCATGCCGCCGTATCTGTACCAGTTGGTCGAGTCCCCACTCTGGGGTGACCCGCCGTATCCTGACATGTCGAGTGTGGAACGCTCACGCTGATCGATCTGCTTCAGGGGTACTCCGTCGTATGTCATACGGGTTACCATGAGACAGTCGGTCGCCAGCGTGTATCCGGACGTGGCCGTCACGGTGGCGGTCGTGGTAGAGAGCTGGTTGCACTCCACCATGTTGTTGATTTCCGACTCAGAGTCGGACATATAACGATACAGCTCAGCATCAGTCCAGAATGCCGCAGTGGCCTCTACGAGCTGATCGCGTACCCTTGACAGGATATTCCCGGGGGTCATGCGGTTCCCTTACTTCTTGGCCGCCGCCTCCTGCTTGGGCGCATGCTCAGGCACGCACTTCGCAAGGTGGGCAACAAGCTCGTCCTTGGTCTCGCACTCTTCGCCGCAAATGACACATTCGAAACCCTTAGGCTTCGACGCAAGTGCCAGGTCTACACCGAGGTGGCGCAGGAGAGAATCCTTGGTGGGGTAGATTTTGCCAGTGCGGTGATCCACCCACTGCTCATCGACCTCAACCTTCTCCAAAATCGGTTCGATCTCCAGCTTTGTCACCACACCCTTGCCTGGGTAGTGGCCCCGGATGTCCAGGGCTTGCCTTCTGCTGACCGTGATGCTCTTGCCCTTCGGAATGTGAACTTTCTCACCCTTCACTATCTGTGAGTAGTCTTCGCTATTCCTGTTCCAGATCTTTGCTTTGCGATGCGTCGTCTCTGTAGCCATGCTCGTTCCCCTTGGTTAGTGCTGGTCGACTTTACGCAGGATGGCGTCCAGCTTGCCGTCCATCCCGTCCAACTTACCCTCTATGACCACTACCCTTCGGTCGAGGTCGAGGACACGTACACCATCGGCCTTCTGAATCCCGTTCGTGGACATAGCCCAGGCCAACACACCACCAGACAGTCCCACGAGGAACACGCCACCATAGATGACGCACCTCAGGAACTGTGCCCAGGTGATGTACCCGTTCTTGGCGACAGGGTTAGTCACTGTACATTGTCACCCGTGTAAGCACGTTCGCTGTTGCCGAATTGTCCGCCAGATACAGCTTGATGAAGTTCGGCTTACTCGGGACATCGAATGCCACGCAGATATTGCCAGCGCCATCCAACATCTCCCATACCACGCCGCCCGATGCCGCCGATGACACGCCCTGGTGATGAACGGGCCTGAATGTGCCATCTACGGTATCACAGCCCTGCACCTGAAGTGCTACTAAGGCTGTGAGGCAACCGACAGACCATGTAGGACAGTCGATCGTGACGTGCTGGTGCTCGGCGATGTTAATCGCCGTGGAGATGCTGTTGCCGGTGACAATCGTGGCGGCTACCGTTGCATAGTGTGCCATGATGCCCTCCTTATCTGCCCATGACCATGACGTTGTAGACACCAGCCGAGATCCCGGTCGTGAGAGCGATCCCGCCATCGGCGGTACCGTTGAACACGGCGTTACTTCTTGTCTCTGCCCCGGTCACAACGTTCGGGGTCACGGTGCCGTAGTTGACATACTTCAGCCCGGTCGCCACTTCGTCAGTACCATCTGTTGCCGTCATCGTCCCCATGAAAACTCTCTGGTTGCCGAATACGGTTTTCGCTACCCATGTCACTGTAGAGGCCATTTGGCCCTCCTTCTTGGTTTACCACATTACCATGTACTCGCCTGGTCCACAGGCATCAATCTTCGTTTTCAGGTGCTTCCACCTCGCCGACTGGTCAACCCAGTCCTTCAGGGTCTTCTGCTCTATCCACACCACGTTACCGTGCGCGTAGGCTCCGAGCGTTCCACCCTCAGTGCAATTCACTATACGGACGTGGTGGTTGGCATGCGACCCCTGGCACTGGAATTCTGTCCAATGCCTGAAATTCTGGTAGCTTTGCCATGAGTACACCCTGTTGCCGTAGACATCAGTGCATGGGACCAGACCCTGAAACTTATTGTCGTAGTCCGTGTCCCAACTGTGGAACTTGTGCATGTAGTCGAAGGCGAAATCTGCCCCGATGAGCGCAAGCTCCCTGCATCCCCATATCCATGCCGCGTGATACATGCACGCCCCGAACGTGTTGCCGCCTACCGAGTACACCCACTTGTTCTTGGTGATCTTCGCCAAGTTCTCCTGGAATTCCTCATCCGGGATGGTCGCGTTGAAGAACTTAACCTCTCCACGCCACTTCTTGATGAGCTCCGGGGGTGACACCAAGCCTGATATCAACGTGTAGTCCTTCGTGGCCTCCCAGTAGTACTCCTCGTCATGCTCCCCACCCTCGAACACTTCCTTGATGACAATGTCGCCGGCATCAAGCGTGACGAACGCAGTACAGCGTAGGCCCTCGTCCACGAACATGTGGAAGTTGTGCAGGCACGAGATTACCGGGATCTCTTCCGGCAAATCCTTGATCTGGGCGACATTCTTCTTCAGGCTCGGGCCGCTGGCGACCACCAGGCAGGGCTTGTAGGCATAATCACCGTACATATCCCCGACCGTCTTCTCATCGGCTGCATTCTCCTTGACGTTGCGTTCTATGTGGTCAGTCCATATGTCCTTCCACGAAGTCGTCGTCACGGAGTCTGACGCACACGCCTGTGTCCACTGCTGGCCCTTATCCATCGGGGCCTGCATGACATAGGGTTGGTACGACAGAATCATCGGCACGCTCGTCGCGAGTCTACCTGTCAGATCAGAACTCCTGATCCTCTCACCCTTCAGCAGAGCCTGTAGTGTCTCCACATCATCCGGCAATGGTACCTCTGCCGGCACGGTTTCAACTGTCAAAGAACCTTCCAGATCCATCAGTTTCTGTTCCATAGCTCGTTTCCCCTTGGATTTGTGTAAGGGTCCAGGGCCGAGGCTTTGCTCACCAAGGGGATGGGAGCAGGCCAAGGCCCTTCGCCCAATAACGGCTTAGTAGCCGGTGTTGATGTACACGCTCACGGACAGTCCGGTGTTATCCGAGACAGCCGTGGTGAGGTAACCGATGATCTCGCCGGTCGTACCGGTTCCACCAGTCGGGCAATCGATGACTCCGTCCACACCCTGGATAACGGGCGGGCACACGAGAGGGCCAGCCACTGAGTACGTGACGGTTCCACCGAGCATCCCCTTTGCCTTACCCTTGGTCTGCACCCAAGCATACCCTGCAGCAACGCAAGTCTGCTCACTCACCACACCCATGACGGGCTGGAGTGAGCCTGCCACGGTCGTAACCGTGAAGGTGTAGCCAGTGTCGTTCGCCGTAAGCGGACGCACGATGAGGGCTTTGTCGGCGACGGTAGCTCCGTTGTAGCAATACAGGTACTCGTTGCCATCAACGGTCCTGCGTGTCCCGAGATCAACGCTCGGAGTGAGTGTGACAGCAGTGACGCCTTCCTGCCACAGCTGCTGATTGTTAACGCCCATGATGCTTCTCCTGTGTATCGGTTCAACGGCCGCGCGGCTATACCTTTTTCTTTGGACTCACCCGCGACCGCTGTATATCTCGTCTCTACAACCTGAAACCCTTAGGAAGCGAGGGTGTTCAGCTTCACCTGCATACGGCAGTTCGAGCAAGTCATCTGACCGGCCCAGAACACCTTAGCACTTGCAACAGCCTGGTCCGCAGGACGCACGAACGGCTCAAACCTGAAGTTGTCCTTCGGGTGGTACCACAGTGTGAGGTAGTCCTCGTTGAGGAAGTACCAGTGGTCTGCTGTGCAGTGAGAGTCCACGATCACCGGGACTGACTGGAACATGACGTTCCTGAAGCCCGCGTTGGCCGTATCCTCATCCACGAAACGCTGCTGTGGCTGAAGCAGGTTGATATACGCGTCGTACAGGTCCTGTGTAGTGATAGCGACTGTCGGCTTGTCCGCTCCAACTGTCACGTCACCGAATCCAGCCTGAAGCGCCGCAAGCGTAGTCACTGTAGTCGTGCTGTCCTCAGCGCCTGCCCACCACGCGTAGTCTCCGCGAGCGATCCCGCCGTACGTGCCAGCACTGTCGACTGCGAGCCTAAGGCCCACGAGTGCATCAGCGTCGGTACCGAGGTTGAACACTGCTGTGCCCAGGTTGTCCTTCAACGTCATCTCCGCCATCTGCACCTTGGAGCGAACGAAGTCGATCTGCTGCGCATCACCGGAGTTGGTCAGCTCGTCTGTGTGAGCAATGGTGATGTTGGCGTACGCGTGCGCCCTGGTGAATGCAGCGGCCGTGATCTGGTCGTTGGAACTCGTGTCCAGGGTGTCTGTCCCGCTATACCAGCCGGCTGCGGTCGTCGCGGCGTATGCCACGGGGACCATGATATGCGTGCCGCCCTCCTGCGCCTTGTAGCTCTTTTTGCGGAGCCTCTGGAGCAGAGAGTTGGAATTGAAGATGTTGTCTACCATCTTCTTGAGGAAAAACTTTTCTGTCGTTGCGGACAGTTCATCGTATGTGAGTGCCATGTGGCATCCTCTCAGTAAGTGCTACTTCCCGAGGGACTTCAGCGCCATTTCAGCCAATTTGTCGTATGAGACATCCTTGACGTTCACGGTCTTAGTCCCGCCCTGTGTGGGAGTAGGTTTGCCAGTCTGAACAACTCCTTGCCTGGTGGCACGCTGCTTCGCGTTGGCCGCCTGTTGCGCCCCGGACATCCTCGCGTTGGCCTGCTGTGTATCCCAAAGGTAATCCCTCGCCGCTGCTGTCAGCGTGGGGAACTGTCCCTGGCGTGCGTGGTTCAGGACATCGTAAATGAGCGTATGCCCAGTCTCTGTCTGCTGATCCCACTGGACCGTAGGCATAGAGGCCTTGATAGTCTCTATCTCCTGTTTTACCTGAGCATCGGAGTCTTTTGAATCCTGCGCTCTCATGCGGTCCTGCATACCTGAAACCATTTGGAACAACTGCTGGTACTGCGGGTCCTGGGGTGTCGGCATCTGTTGCTGTTGCTGCTGACCGCCCTGATTCCCTTGTGCCTCTTGATACATTGACCAGATCTTCTGAGCGAACGCGGGATTCCTCTGGAAGGCCTGTTCAAGTTGCTCGTACTGGGTAAACTTCCCCTTCTGAGACTCGAATTCGTCCTTCTCGGTCTTCAATGACCGCATCGCCTCGCTGTAGGACCACCCTTGCTGCATCAGGTTGACTGCGTGCTGATAATCCTTCGGAGCTACCGTCTGGCCCCGGTACTTCAGTTGAAACGTATCAGGCTTGAACCATTCCGGGTTGCTGACTTGTGGGTCAGTCTCCGGAGCCGGTGCTGCCTGTGGATCCTGCTGGGGATCAGGTACTTCGATAGTCTGTTGGGTATCAGTCGATACCTCAGTCGGGTCCTGTTCCTCTGTCGTCTGTCCTGTCACATTCTCTTCAGCCATTTCCGGTCTCCTTATGGGTTGCCGGGACTCATGTCCCCTTGGATTTCACGCCAACTACTTGTCCATCGGCCCTTTCACGGGTGAACCCTTACCAACAGGTATGTTGGCTACGTTCAGGGTCGGATCCTTCGGCACATCTGCGCCGGAGACACTGTCAGCACCCTTGAAGAACTCAACGGGTCCGCCAGCCTTGTTGCTCTGCGACGGGCAAAGGTCATCCGGAACCTTAGAGGTCACGGACTCAGCGCCCTTGTGGAATGTTACTCCTTCTGACATAATCACCCTCCTTAGGCGAGTACTACGGGCTGCTTGCCCTGTGGTTTCTGTGGCGGTTTGGTCATCGGCACCTTTTTCGGGGGAGCCGCTGGTGCAGGTGCACCTTGATCGAATTCACTTACCAGTTCAGGGGCACCCGGTGCTCCCGGTGCTGGTGCGCCAGGCATCGGAGCAGGTCCACCCATCGGGGGAGGTCCACCAGGCATCGGTGCACCAGGAGGTCCACCCGGTCCCGGCATGGGTCCTGCGCCAGGCATCGGTGCTCCTGGAGGCGGTGCGCCCATTCCTTCACCCGGAGGTCCCATCGGCGGTTCCATCGGTAGATCCCCACCAGCCAGCGTGTCCAATAGATTCTTCAGGGCCATCTGTGCCGGCTCGGCTCTCGGGTCACCCTTTTCTTTCAGGGAGCCCACCAACATGATGATAGACCTGAAGCCAGCGAGCACGGGGTTGTCGACGTTGCCGTCCATACCCTCCTGAGACTGCATAACCTCTGCGCCACTCGGATAGGCTCCGGGGCCTTCCTGTCCCACACTCGGAACGGGACCCGGGCCACCCATCGGAGGTGGTCCACCAGGCATCGGTGCGCCGGGCATTGGTGCTCCACCCATCGGGGGCTGTGGCATAGGTGCATTCATGTTCTATTCCTTTCCTTACAGCGATCCCATGGCACGCCCGTAGGCCTGGAACATGTTCTGCTGTTGAGGGTAATACCACGGATTCTGTTGCATCGGATTGTACGATGTCGGGTTCCATGTCTGGAACTGATTGGTCGACTGGTACGGAGTCACGTATGAGGACTGACCACCATACGAAGGCTGCTGGTACGAAGGCTGCTGTGGCTGCTGATATCTCTGCCACCACGGAGTCTGCGATATCTGAGGAGCCTGAGGCGTCTGGTAGTATTGCTGTGCCCTCTGGTTGTACTGTTGAGCCTGCGGACGCTGCTGATACTGTGCCCGCTGCTGACGCTGTGCGCCACCGTACTGGTGTTGAGCCTTACGCTCGGCTTCCTTCTGATACCAGGTAGACATCGTCTGCTGCTTCTGGATGTTGCGCTGCTGGTTCGATGCCTGTATCCTGCGCTGGTCGATCTGCTGCTTCTCTTCAGGTCGGATAGAGCCAGCTGCCAGGTTACGCCGTGTCTGATCAACAGTCGGTGCGCCCGGGCCTTGAGTCTGTGCGGCGGTGATACCAGTCGAGTTCACGCCCATATCGTTGGCTCGGCCCTGTACCCTGTGGCCCGATGATGCTCCCTGTCCATACTGCTGTCCTTGATAGCTTCCGGGTGTCATATTACATTACTCCTGGTGGAGGTGCGCCCTCAGGTCCTGGGGGTGGCATGGCTTCTGCCGCCGCTGCCTGCGACTCGGTCATTCTCTGTATGATGTTGTCCTTCTCCGGGAACTCAAGCACATCCAGCAATGCCTGCTGGTCAATAGCCTGGGCCTCGAATAGTCTGATAGCTTGCTGGCTCCTCTGCTCCTTCACGAACGGGAGCGAGGTGCCGGATGTCACGTCCAGCTCGAACTCACCGACAGACTCTATGCCTTCCTCTGCCGGGCCATCCACATAGTCTCCCACCATCTCATCATACTCGATACGCTGGCTGACTGGACGGAACTGACCATCCTCGCCCTGCTCAATGTAGAACCTGATGTACGATGGCCAGTCACCGACCATGTCATTACGACCTGTGAGCCTGATGACTCGTGGCTCATCGTAGAACTGAAGCATCCTACTGATGATGAGCCTGCCCAGACGGTTCAGGGACACCAGGAGGTTTCTCTCCTTGAGCCTGATCCTCGTCTGCGCTGCTTCCTGCAGAGTCTCGATAGCCACACCAGCTGTGACGCCGGCTGGCTTACGACCCTGAGTCACCTCGTGGACACCGGACTGTGTATCTGCCAGTTCCATGAGCGTGTGATAGATCTCGAATAGCTGTGAAGGGATAGGCGGTGCACCCATGCGGTCTACCGTGGTGCCCTTCTTCTTCACGATGATTTGACCCACGTCGCTGGTGAGCATATCAGGGTCTACCCCTGAATCATCGTCCAGCACCCAGCTCGGATTGGACATCTTGTTGCACCAGTCCATGATCACGCCGAACGACTTGTTGATCATCTTCTGTGTCTCACTGAGTCCGACCACCTCACCCATGCCGTAGAACGAGCGGGGCTTGATCATGTCGATGATGCGCACGAAAGGATGCTCGCCGTCCTTGTAAGGATTCTCGACATCCTGGAGTATCTCGTTGCAGTCCGGGAGCAAGGTGACCATGCGGCCCTTAGGGTATTCCTTTTTCAATATCTTGGTCTTCTCGCCATCCTCGTTGATCCGCTCTTCCTCGATGACCGAGTCATCCACCATCCAGCATTCCCACACACGGATGTCATCATTACCTGAGGACGAACCTGAACCATCCCAGTTGTCCGGAGCGGCGATATCCTTGTTGACCGGGGAGGTGACCCTCACCCTGGTGTCATCGGATGACGCTGACTCCTCAGGTGTGCCGGACCATGCCTTGGCACCCTGTATCTTGTCTACCTTGTCGGTGAACTTCAGGCTCAGGGAACCACGGGACATGAAGAACTCGTGGATGACCCACGGGCAATCCCGGTCAAAGTCTGATGCACCCTTCGGGACATATAGCCTCTTCGGGTCTACCACGACCACATCGATGTCACCCAAGCCGGCATCCTGATCCGGGTCCCATACTACCTTCAGGATACCAACATCAGTGACCAGGGCATCCATCAGCCCCTCGACCAGCACGTGGTTCATACTGCGCCTGTCCCACCACACCTTGATAACATTGGTGAGCAGTTCGGCGAACGGCATGTCCTTAGGTTCGTTGCCCATGATCCCGAACGATGGGGAGGTGTCCGTCATGATGGGTGTGATGGTATTGATGGTGGAAGCTACGATATTGCAGTTCGGGGACGCCTTGTCGGCTGCACGCTTGACTGGCCACTGCCGGCCCTCGTAGAAGTCCCAGCATGTCTGCCACTTCGCATCGACCTTGGCCCTATCCCTCTTGGCCTGGTCATACAGCCTGCGGATGACGGACACCAGGGAGGATTGCTTGGTAGGTGCAGCCGTCTTGGACTTACGCACCTCATTGGGAGACATCAGTTGGGCGGTGCCTGCGACATCCGACCCGGCTGGACTCATAGGTATGGTCGCCATTAAACGATCCCCATCTCGGCGGCGGTCGGATAGTGCTCGACCTTAGGTTTCACGTTGACTGACTCCGTGCCCAGCTCGATCAGCTTCTGGCCTGTTTCATCCTCGACCCGGCTGACCTCATCCTTCACATCGCCCTTGGTCCTGGTGACCTTGCCGAATGCAGGGTTCCAGGAGGCTTCCTGTGTATTGGGATGAGCGGCGACCGGTGTCCAAACCCTTTGGGCTACCCCACCGCAAGAGCATGACCTGAGCTCGTGCGGCTCACTCATCGATTGATAGACTTCCTGCGTGAACTTGCACGTAGGGCATCGATAATCGTAGAGGGGCATTAGACTGCTCGCTTCCATTTACGTCTTATCCACCAGACGCGGAACTTCTCCACCCACGACATCGTGATTGCTACATTCATCATAATCCCCGTGAAGGCGAGACACACGGAGTAGACCATGATGACCCACGTAGGCATTTGTACCACCTGGGACGGATCTACGAGGTGAGGCATCAATTCACCTTGTCCATTGCGCGCTTGTAGGCATCCATCTTAGCTTTGCGTTCAGGGAGGCCAACCTGGTTGGGCTGTTCCTTGTCCCACTTCTTGGCTATCTTAGGGTTCTTGGCATGCATGAACCGGGACTGCGCTTTCGAACCATAGGGCATAGATCACCTCCGACATCAGAAAGATGATGAATGTATTATTATAGATACGGTCACATTGTGTACCAATCCTGCTTCTTGGCCATCCGCTTCGTCCTGGCGTTGAGGGCCTTGAGCTTCGCACTCTCCACACGCTGGGTATCATGGTGCTTGGTGTACAGTCCGGCTGAACCGTACCGTGTCTCATCTGCCACGTCATCCCCCACCGCCTTCACATAGGTCTCTGGCCTTCTGGTGTCTATCTCAGCCTGAGCCAGCCACTCAGCCCAGTCCGGCGAGAACTCCCTCCACACCACATAGTTCGGCTCACCCTCCTTCGGGTCAAGCTGGTCTTTCAGGGTCTGGGAGGACCACAGCTTCTCTCGGGTAGCCTTGATCCAACGGACGGTGGGTGGGAATATCTTTTCATAAACGTTGATGGGTGACACATACGTCTGGTTGTCGGATAGCCTCTGTTGCGCCCACATGCTGCTGTCGGCGAATACCTCTAAGGGCATGGCACCCTTAGTAAGCGGGAACGTGTTCACCCTGTCGAAGATCTCCTTGGCGTTGTCCTCGGTCGATATGCCCTTGTTCACATAACTGAACAGTCGATGGATGCGGCCCTCTTCGTCCAGGTACAGCAATCCGAAGGATGTGGCGTGAGCGACGCCATGGTCAAGACTGGCGTATAGTCCAGTCCGGCACTCTGACTCGGTGAGCTCGAAGGGTGCCTCATAAACGTGGGGATGGAAGCTGAAGAAGCTGCCAAGCAGGGCATCCCAGTCACCTTCGAGGTACGCCTTCCTCAGGTGTTCAGGTAGCTGCTCCAACTGCTCCGTGTACTCTTTCGACAGGGATGGGTTGTCTGCCACCAAGGCCTTGACGAAGGCATAGCCCTCAGGTTTCTCCCTGTCCTTGAACCGCCGGTCGATGAAGAGCCGGCGCAGTTCGGTGTGACTCCTACCACCAGGGTTCGCAGTCCACAATTGTTTGCAGACGAGTCCGGGTATCCTGGTCCTGTTGATAGACCTGAAATATTCCAAGATCTCAATCTCCATGAACTGAGCCTCGTCCACCACAATTGTAGCAAACTCAGAGCCTTGCCACTTATTGCAGTCCATCATATTCTCGGCGTAACCATACTCGATCGTCGACCCGTTCCCTAAGGTGAACCTGTGGAATCTCTCTTGATGAGACAGGAGGTCCCCGTAGTCCTGTTGAAACCTAAGGATGTGAGTCCTGTGCAGCTCGGGGAACGACCGACGTACTATCAGGTGGGCAGACCCTGGGTACTGCAGGGCACGGAGCATCAAGTAGGCCCGGGCCAGGTGACTCTTGCCCCCACCTCTAGCTCCACCGTACAACAGTATCTTGATTTCAGGTCGGTCGAGCTCGGTAAGGGCATCGTCCTGCTTGGGCCACAGCTGTACCTTCAGGTCTGACATGGCTCTCCCATCCCCATGATGAGCCTTGCGCGTGCGTGATCGTGCGCGCATAGGTGATTCCTGTCTATTGTCACTCTACATCCTTGTGCGGATTGTCCTTCTCCGGGTCCATGCGGACGATGGTTACCTTCAGGTTACCGTCGCCGGCTGTGACCTCTGTCTTCTCTACCTTAGGGTCGGAATCCCTCCACCCGTGGCACTTAAGCCAGAAGATGCTACCGACACAGGCTGTCTTCCCCAGGCGTTCCTCGTGTTGGGCACCGATCCGGGAGAGTGCCTTTTTTGCTTCGGCACAATACTCGCCTTTTCCTTCGATGGACCACTTCACAAGTGCGTGTCGATCAATGTCTAACGACAAACAGAGCCCATTCACGGTGTAGAAGGTATTGAACATGAAGTAGTCATCAATGCGACTTTTAAGTTCATCTATCTTGATTTTACGTGGTCTGGCCATAGTGTTTCCCTCTCATAGCGTTGTACATGAGTCCATAGACGCCATTGACGGCTTCCCAGTACCCTGCCCACCGTAGACAGCACCTGATGTCCTGTCTGTCCTTCAGCGGCCTCTCAGAGTGGTAGGATAGAGTCTCAAGGTCCCGGACTGCACGACGTAGAACGTATCGTACCTGTACTTGACTGAGTGGTTGTCCTCCACGCTGTTCAGTCATTACTTCCGCTACCTTGCTCTGGTTGGCGTAGACTTCCATCTGAGCCCAGCACACTTCTGCTGTAGGTTCTCCCAACCAACGGACAAGGCTGGCCATAGCTGGGGGCTTAGGTTTGTCATTGATGGTCTTGAGGCGACTCTGGATAGATTTGATGCGGTGGGATACTGCGGCTTGGTGCATGTTGAGGATCTTGGCGATGTCTCGTTGAGGTAGCTCTGAGCGGTAGTACAGGCTGTAAACCAGCTTGAGTTCCCATGGTAGTCGGTTCAGGGTTGTGAGTACCCGGCTGTCACACACATTGGGGATGTCCTCGTTCGTCCCGAAGTCCAGCTCAGGATGCTCAAGGCTATCCGAGTAGCTACGCTCCCTGCCTGTGATCCTCTCGTTGCCATCTGAGTACCGATATTGCTCTCCATTGGCGTAGTTCCACTCAGTACGGCGTTTCTGGCCTCGGTGGCCTACTATGCGTTGGAGTAGCATACTTCTAATATAGCATTCATACCCTGAATTGTCGACCATTCATTTCAGGTTCCTCGTCTGGTAGGGGTTCAGGGCACCTCCCCCAGTAAGTTGAAGTGCCTCGCGCGTGCGCGCACGTAAGGGAGGGCGGTGGTGTCGCGCGTACTCATGGGGATTATATGGCCTATAGACACTATAGACACCCCCCTAGTACGCGCGAGACATAGCGTACTACAATAGACCAAAGTAGCCTACGCGTGCGCGATCGCGCACGTGAGAACCTGAAACCCTGAACCTAAGGCGTATCATCAAGATACAGTTGACAGGGGAGGGGTTCCTGTTGTATTGTATCTGTGAAACATCAAACACACCAAGGGGTGGGCATGGGAAGAAGGAGGAAGGGGAACGCGTCGGTGACGTTCAGGATTCCGAAGGAGTTGGTGGACAAGTTCGAGGAGTACACCTCCGACCTCATGCTCGACCGGAACCTGATAGTTGCGATGCTGATGGCGATGTACATCTCCGACCTGGGCGTTGTTGCTGATGATTAAGGAAACAGACATTCTCCGTAGCCTGATAGACTGTCGCCACCTGAAGGGGGCACGCTCGATACCCATAGAGGGTGTAAGGGGGAACTGGAGGGCGTTCAGGGATTCAGGCATAAGACTCGCCGAGCCTGCCACGAGCAAGGTGTTTAAGGTGTGCCTCGCCATGTTCAAGAAGTCTGACGAGCCCCCGACCCTCGATTACTTGAAGCACTACTTCACCAATGAAGTCCCTTTAGAGCAAATCCTTGTGCTCCTCGACGTGGTTGAGATTGCGCCACCCATGATCGGATCTTCGTTCCGTTCGATGCTCACGGGATACGGGGAGCAATTATCTCTCGACAGTTTCACCGACATGCTCGTCACCGTCAACAAGATTGCTACCATTGGACTCACGACAGGCAGGGGTAAGGATCGCAAGAAACTTGAGGGGCTGGACGCTGCTACTGACTATTATGACCAGCACGTGTTAGCGATCTCTGGATCGGGTTCGGCAGAATCCGTCCTGGATTTGGCTCGCACTGCCCCGGCGGAGTTGGATTGGGTAGTCCCAGGCTACATGGCCAAGGGGCAAGTATCAGTATCAAGCGGCGATGACGGAGTGGGGAAAACGCTCTTGGAGGTAGCTCTCGTGCTTGAGGCCGCAAAGGGTGAGGACATGTTCGGAGGGGTGTATAGCTGCCCCAAACCCATCAGGACAGTCTACATGCAGGGTGACCTTTCCCCTGAGGTATTCGGGCATTATGTGTCTCGTCTCGGCGGCAGGTT